CATATAAAATTATTAAGCAGGATTGATATCAGGTCTCATTTTATGTAAACGAGCTCTTTTTTCATCTTCCGCTCTTTTACTATAAACATCTTTCATCCAATCTGTATACTTCCAAGCATGAATTTGAGCTTCTTTTAATGTGTCAAACTCAAATTTACCCTTTTCAGGTAACGGTACACCATCATAACTTAATTCAAATGATCCATGCAATGATGGAACATATTTACCATTATCGTGTTTGATGATAGTCATATAACATAATCTATATTGACATTCCCAAACACCAGTCTCTTCATTACCTAACCATTCGTTAGGGTATTGTATAGTTGGAGATCTATGAGGTGTTCTTTTCACCTCTTAATTATATCTTAGTTCCTATTAATAGTCCTCTTCTTCTTCTCTATCGTAATTTGGGTCATCAGAAGAGATTACATTTACATACTCATCAGCAAGTAAAGCTAATTTGCGTGCAGCAGTTTGTTCTCTTTCATTTAAACTTTCAATGCCATAGGTGGCAAGATATTCTAGACAGTCGACGTAATCGTCATGTAAGTCTTGAAATTTAGGAGTCGTTTTTGTTGCCATATATTAATTAAGTAATTCTAAATCGTTTTTAACCATTTTGCTAACTAATTCTTTAAATGTTGTATTTGGTTTCCATCCAAGCTCTTTTCTAGCTTTAGATGAATCACCATGTAATGAGTTAACTTCAGCTGGTCTATAAAAGTCTGGGCTAATTTTAGCTAATACATAGCTATAGTAGATAAACACTTCATCTACTCCTTCCCCTTCCCATGTACCGTTTATACCAACCTCTGCAAATGCTAACTCAACAAACTCTCTAACTGTATGTGTCTCATTAGATGACAATATATACTCTTCTACATTACCTTCTTGATTGAGCATCTTCCATATACCTTCTACAAAGTCTTCTGCATCGCTCCAATCTCTAGTTGCATCCACATTACCAAGCACTAAAGGATCAAAGCACTCTTGTTTATCTAATGCTTTTTTAATACGTGCTACATTTTTGGATATCTTTCTTGTAACAAACTCTTCACCTCTTCTAGTACCTTCATGATTGAATAACCAACCTTGAATAGCATATAAATTGTAAGACTCTCTATATACTTTAACTAATTGTCTAGCAGCAGCTTTAGACGCACCATAAGGTGATCTTGGTCTAAGAGGGTGATTTTCATCTTGTGGAGCATATTGCACATCACCAAACTCTTCTGAAGAACCAGCCTGATAAAATCTACAGGAAGGATTATATAATCTAATAGCTTCAAGTATGTTTAAAACAGAAGTTGTATTAGTCTCCCAAGTTTGTAAAGCAAAGTCCCAACTACTTCCAACAAAGCTTTGTGCAGCTAAATTAATAAAATAAGCAGGTTTAATTCTTTCAACCAATCTACAAATAGAATGACTATCAGTTAAATCAAAATTGATAAGGTGGAATCTAGAATTATTAATATGCTTTAAGTTAGTGTGGTTATTTACACTTAAACGTCTAACACAACCTAATACTTCTAAGTCAGTATTCTTTAATAGAAAGTCCACCATATGTGATCCATCTTGACCTGTAACACCAGTAACAACTGCACATTTTTTATCTTTAACTAATGCTACTGCTGTATCTATGTTTATCACGAATATGTTGTCTATTTTTTTATTTGAGTAATCTTTTGCTGGTGTAAGCATTAATTTTCTCTCCGTTCATCTGGTTTGTAGTAAACAATTCTATTATGGTGTACTGGTGCAGCTAATAGTATAGCTGGATTAATATTCTTTTTCATCGTCTCTTGAAAGATATATGACATCCAAGTCTGCTCATAAGGATGACCCCATTTAGTGTCAATAAACATCTTCCTATTGCCTTTCTTGCTAACAATCATTGGCCAGTTAGCGTAATAAACTTCACCAGTTACGTAGCTTAATTGGTCCTGTACTTCAATACGATCAAATTTAGTTCTAGGAGCAAATGGATCTAAACCAGATGCTGGTAATTGATCATATTCAGGCCATACAGATGATCTTACAAATTGAGGTACATTGTACCAAGATACCTGTATATTATTATCCATATACACTTCAGTAAAAGAAAGCTTTAAATAGTCAAACTCTTCTCTAGCCATAATCCTATGCACCTTTGTATAAAGGTCCGGCACGTATCTTCTAAATCCATTACGGCAAAATACCTCATCATCTGGACCATACAATCCCATATCATCTTCAAAAAAGAACATATAATCAGCATCACTAGCTTCAAAATGCTCTGCAGCTAATTGCCTTCCACCACATATGCCACCATTCTTACCTGTAATGATATGCTCAAAACCATACTTGTCAGCTAAAGCTTTATTACCAATTCTAGCTTGCTCATCTGTTGAGTTATCAATTAGATACTTTCTTGGCTTTTCTAACCAATCTGGAGAGTTTTTAATCCATGTCTGTATGGTATGTTCAGCTTGTTGTGGAAAGTTAAATGTTAACATATACAAGTTAGTCTTGTCTACATTAGCATTATATGAACCTTTTGGTAGTACATGCTTTCTGTTAGACACTTCAGCTAATTGTACCTTATCATCTAATAATGCTTGAATGAACTTTACAATCAATCCATTTGCATCTAACTCATATCTTCTATATATATGTGGTTCTAAATGAGCCATAATGCTGAAGATACTCTCTTCAGTGCCCATATAACCTCTATTTAAAGTATCAAGGAGCAAGGAATAATATGTAGCGTTTGCCTGAGAAAGAAAATCTTTATGCCCTCCAAAAAGACCTCCCCTACAAACATACTTCACATCATTCCTTGCAAATTCATCTATAGCTTTCTTATCAAAGCCATGAATTTCTGACTTGGTAATATACTCGTAACTTAAAAATAAAAATGTCTTTAAGTATGGAGTAAGCTTATCTAATGCTTTATTGTCTACAAAATACTTTTCGTAAACTGTATTTGATATACCAGCATCTAACCAAATAAAGTAATCAGTACTAAATGCATTTGATATCTTTGCATCATGTAACATAAACATCTTAGATTGTACTATTGGATTATAGAACTCTAAAACTGTTTGAGGTGCTGATTTTAACCAACCATTTTCACCTGTCTGGTTAACCCAATTTGGATCTGTTCTAAGCTTTTGTGTTTGTTCCCAAAAAGGAGCATAATAATTGCTCTTTATATCAGCTAGCTCCATTACCTTAACTAAGGTATTCTCTCTGCTTCTTCTTTCCCAAACAAAGTCAACAAACTCTTGAGGAACATAAATGTGCATATAATGTTCCATCTCAAGTATTTTACTGAAACATTCTAGGTAATGGTCAATACTTCTACCTGGTTTACTTAAATTCCAGAGACCTGTTACAACAGTAAGGTCTTTATTTGTAACGACTGGCTTCTTCTTTTGAAGAGCAACCAAGTCATCATGTGAAAATTTACCTAATGCTTGTTCAATTGCTGTTGAGCCATACTTTTCAATTAAGCTATTAATATCGGGCATGTAAATAAATAAGTAACACCCGTTTTATATCAACTATAAAAGTTTATCATAATCAATTAGTTTTAAAAGTAGTTGAGAGCAGCCTTCTGTACTACCATTCTTTAAGTACCACTCTCTAGCATTTTTACCTATAAAGTTTAATAACTCTGTATCATCTTTTATCTCATTATATTTGCTTATCATCTTATCTGCTATAGTTTTATGGTCTTTATAATCATCTACATCTATTGCTATATAATGATAGTCTGGTATAAGAGGCTCATTAAACTTAAGCACAAATTTAGTACGCAGCAGTACATTACCTAAGCTTAATATCTCCATATCTCTATGGCATATCTCACTATTGCCATTTATGCTTATATTAATTTTAGAAGCATTTAACTCTTTCATAAACTCTTCTGTACTAATAGTAGAGTTTTGATTTGTTCTATCAATACAGTTAAACCTATTATCACTAAACAAATACTTTCTAAATGGATCATTAGGATAGTTTCTAAAAATTGGCTTTTCTGGATTCTTTTTTGGTAAGTTTAAATTATATAATTTATCTGCTACTACTTCATGGTCAGATGTATATGATACATAACCAAATGGTGTATACTTTAAATTATCAATTGGTTTAAATTCTATATCATCTTTAATAACGCCTGTGCTTGTAATAAGCTCTTGCATTAAATCTAAATTCATATTACCATAATTAAATTTTGGATCAAATATCTCTCTTAATCTACCCCAAAACGATACTAATATAAACTTTTTGTTATCTGCATTTTCTATATACATATAGAAAGGACTAAACATACAAGAGTTGCCATGGTACTTTGGATCACTCTTTCTTAAAAGGCCAGAATCAAAATATGTAAATTTAATGTCTGGTCTTCTTGCTCTTATTTTTTCAAAGTACTTTGTAAATGTGGCTGATGGGCCCCACTTGTTATCGCAAAATTTAAATGTTATGTTTACGTTCATTCAAGCTTCTTAAAGTCAACAAGCTTGACTAATAAGTCTGCATTGCCATCTGTACAACCGTTTCTTAAATACCATTCACGAGCATTTTTACCTATAAAATCTAATAGCTCTTTATTATCTTTTACTTCATTATATTTGTTTATAAGCTTATCAGCTATAGTTTGATAATCTCTATAGTTATTAAAATCTACTGCAAGATAATGAAAGTCTGGAATTAAAGGCTCATGAAATTGCACTACAAACTTAGGTCTTAATAATACATTGCCTAGTGCTAATACCTCCATATCTCTATGGCATATCTCTCCATGCCCGTTAATGTTTAAGTTAATTTTACTTGCATTTAACTCTTCCATATATTCTCTAATTGATAGGTTATTATCTCTTCTATCAATACCATCAAATCTTTTATCAGCCATTATAAACTGCCTGAATGGATCATTAGGAAAATTTCTAAACTTAGGTCTGTCTGGGTTAATTTTAGTAATATCTAATTTAACTAAGTCTTCAGCTACTCTTTCATTCTCTGGCGATAAAGATATATAACCAAATGGGGTATACTTTAAATATGATATAGGTTTAAACTCTATATCGTTTACAGTAACACCAATACTTGTTATTAAATCTGCCATTGAAGATAAATCAAAAAAAGAAAACCTTGATTCAAATATATCTTTTATAGAATCCCAATAAGAAATTAAAATATATCTATTATTAGCTCTATTCTTTAACATACAAAAGAAAGGTCCATACATACTTGCATGGCCAAAGTAAGTTTTATCTCTTGCTTCTTCTCTTTTTTGTACTGCATCAACAAAGTTAAACTCTATATCAGGTCTAACTTCTTTTATTTTCTTAAAGAACTTAACGTATGTAGTAGTTGGACACCAACTAAAATCATTCCATTCAAATATGCAATCTACAATCATGGTATGTATTTTTCTATTAGTTCAGGCAGATAAGGGTTCTTTTTAAAATGAGGAATACCTTTTTGTCTATATACTGTACACCCCTCATTACCTTCATGTGAGGTATGTTTAATAACTGGGAAAGTAATAGCTCCATTACCTGCCTGCCACTCTTGCAATGTTTTATAATCTGGTGTATATTTTTCACTATATGTACTTATACGTTTGATATCATGTTTGCCAAGATATGCTGACATTAATATGTCGTCATTCCAATTATAATACTCATCCATAAATGCTTGGAAGTCTTCTTTAACAAACTTACGTTTATAGGAAATAGTCTTATAATGTTGAAGTATCTTAACTTTAAAGTTTTTTCTAATTGCAGTAATGTAATGATCTCTTACATCGTTATAGATTGGTTTCCAACAAGTTAATCCATCGTAACCTACTGCTGAGTTATCAAATCTAGATTGATTAATAACTTGCTCTTTAAGCATTTCTGGATGATAAACTAAATCATCATCACAAACAACTATAATAGTTTCTGGGTTATCTGTTCTTTGAACTGTTGGGTAAAACTTAGTAATTGGTCCAAAATCATCTGTTCTAAAGATTAAAAAGTTTGGATTGAGTTTAGTTATATCACTTAACCATTGAGGTATTACATACTCTTCTCCAGTACTCTTTAATTGCAAAGGAATGTTAAAATGTATATAATAAGGTCCTGGGTATACTTGTGATATTAAAGAATTAATACAACTCTTAATACCCGCATCATAATCAGCAGCTAATCTAGATGGAATAGTTGTTAATGATATGATTGGAGGTATTGTAGGGAATTGAAATGAATTTAAATCTAAATTATTTGGTATGGCATCACCGTCTGGATATGTCTTATTATCACTATTTCCAGCTACCTTAACTGGTTCTGGGTCTGGTTGTTTAACTGGCTCTGGCTTTTTTTCATCAGCTGCTGTAAAAGGTGGTTCATAGTACCAGTGATCACAATCAAATTGCCATTTCTCTGTAAAGTCTTTTCTAATGAAACCTAAATGGTCTTTAGTCATGCGTCTAAAAACATTAAAGCCTGTCTCAGCATCATAACCTAGTTGTTCTTTAATTGGGTAATGGTGTGAAGGTTTACCTTGACCAGATGCCATATAGTTAACAGGTATAAAATCTGTTTCCTTATCCCAAGCTAACATAACATAATCAATACCTTTATCTCTCAAGTAGTAGCTTATTTTGTGATCATCACTAGCTGCTACACCCATATACTTATCAGTGAAAAAATCATCTTGAATAAACTTACGCTTGTATGTAACTGAATGCCAATGACCTGGTACTGCAGCATGTATATCATTCTTCAAAGGAAAGTATGCATGAGCATTTAATAGTATATACTTCTTAACTCCATTTTGTTCAAACTCCCTTTTCTCAATAATAGTATCACCTCTAAAACCAATTACTGAATATGGATACTTTGTCTCTTGTCTAGTTAATATATACTCCACCATATCATCATAATAGACTTGATCATCATCTAATGCAATAATAATGTCTTCTGGATCAGTTGCTAAGTTAAAACAACCAACTACTTTTTCAATAGGACCTCTATCTTGTTCAATGCGATTAATAATTAACTTGTTATTGTTACTTGCTAATTCAGTTAACCCATTAGGTATTACATATGGTAAATCTCTATTCTTATAGATTTGAGGTATATTAACTACTACCTTATAAGGTCTATCAGTCTTTTGATCTAAAAGAGATTGGATACATCTACTAAATGTAGGCCAAACTGCTAGTCTTTCTGGGACTGTTGTCAGGGATATAAAAATGCTCATGGTTTTTTGTAAAAGTATCTATCGTATTCAGGCCTATTTTTCAAGTTATTCTCATCTACTATTCCAAATATTTTCTGCTGTACCCAATTATCGTTTGCTAAATTAGGTCCCGGGGTACCAGGCATTGTAATTTTACCCCATCTTATAATTTCAATATATTTTATGCAGAATCTTTCACCAGCTTGAGGAAAGTAATCCATTATCATATACCTACTGCAAAGTACTTTAAAGTTATACTTTTCATCCTCTGGCCAATCAACATAAATTTGATCTCCACCATTAAAGTCTATAGCTCTATAAGTGCCTTTCTTACCTTTAATATGCGATGTATCTAAATGATGTAAACCAACCTCTGGGTTATATTGTAATAATGTATTAAATGAAGACTTTCTCCATAAGCAAGGTTGCACGCTATATTCATATAAGAAACCTTTTCTTGTATAAAATATTTCGTTCTCTTCAAAACCATAAGGCGTATTATTCTCATGTTTTTTCCAATTATGTGCTATAGGTTGATTAGATGCAAATGAAAATAAATCTACATTTTCACCTTTCATTAAGTTAATTAATCTATTCAATTGATCAACATTAATATCATCTATTAACATATAATCTTCACAGAAGTAAAAGAAATACTCTTCCTGGATAGAATCTATAAAGTTCTTTAATACAGGTCCAAAGTGATAACCACCATCATTAAATGGTATATTAGGAGTAATATAATTTACCTTATCACTATATGGTAAATTAGGTTGAGTAAATCTATTAGCTACAACACTAATGTTAATATTGTCTAACCCGATGTACTTGTCAAAATACTTCAAAGACAACTCCACAATAGGAGTTGTCTTTTCGTTAGAGTGAATAACAAAGTGTACGTTGGGTACTTTATTGTTAGGTTTAGATATCATTTAAAAATTCTAATGGAGCGTCTGCTACACCTGGTGATGCATTATTAGGTAAATCTAAACCAGATAATGGGTATGAACGAGTATCAGGTGTCATAATTCTCACATATCTTTTATTTACTAAAGTAAGCTCATACACACGTGGTATTTTATAACCAACAAATTTAGTACCTTCTGTTTTAGTAATATAATCGAATGTACCAACCCAATTGTTACCATGCACATGATTAACAACATAATACTCTCCTAACTTTTCCATCATATCAATAAACTTCTTTCTATTATCTTCGTTATCAATATAATGTATTTCAATAATAATACCTGTTGTAACTGCTGCCATTGCTGATAACTTTACATCTTTAAAGTAATCATACTCGGCGCCTTCTGCATCTATCTTTAACAATACATCACCTTTAATGTTAAGACTGTAATAATGATCGATAAAGTCTCTACAGTTATCTACCTTAATACCTAAACCTTCTTTCTTAAATGTCAAACCTTCTGCTGGATGTTCTTTATGATCAACAGTATGATCAAACATGTATACTGGTTTGTTATATGTTTTATAATAATCCTCCTCATAACGCCAGTCATGAGAAACACCATACGAAAATAAAGCAACTGACTTTTCTAATATATTAACTGGTGCTACATAACCACCATCTCCGTGGTTATGCTCTCCAGGAGTTTTAGGTCCTAAGCGTACTTTGTCGACATTAATATCGAATGGTTTTAAATAATTTAACATAAATTTACTTTGTTAGTACATGCTCTATACGTTCAGCCCAACCTTTAGACTTACTATGAGCCCAGATAACCCACTTTGCTGGTTTCTTATCTGTAAGGAAGAATCGTTCAAAATTAGTCCATTGATCTTTTCTTGCCATAATTTCTTTTACTTGACCTTCATTTAGATCTTCTCTTTGAACAGCAACTCCGTTTTCATCATCAAATGCTACAACCCAAAAGTCATAGTCATCTAATTTAAAGTTAGACTTATCAAAGTTAACTAAACAATAGAAAGATTCACAGAATGAACCTTCCCAATCTTCAACTGGAGGATTAGGTGGAAATTGATTTTCAATTGTATATTTCTGTACTGCTTTACGTTTAAAGTGTACACCAGCATATCTCTCAAATTCATTTAAAGTTCTAACTGTACCTAAATCATAACCGGTTAGATCAACATCATCATCTTTTTGAGTACGTAATAGATTACGAATACGTTTCCAAGCGTGTTGTTGATGGCTGTACCAATTTTCACCTCTTTTATGCTGATCATCCCAAACTAGCTTACCAGCTCTTTCTTCTCTCATTGTAGCATGCCAGATGACAATCTTATGAGGGTGGAATAGATCATAACCATGCGTAAAGGATCTAACTGTTAGGTTAAGCTCTTCACCGCTAAAATAGATTTGTGGGTCATGTAAAATTTCTTTACCCCATTGAGCTCTAGCAAATGCAAAATGGCCAGATATAAATCTAGACATTACTGGCTCTGTTCTTGTTTGCCAACCTTGCAATAAGCTTGGACGAATAAAGATGGTGCCGTGTGGATAGAAGCAAGCAAATTGCTGTTGCCATGGTTCTTGGCATCTACCAGCTGGATCATTAAAAGGACTATAATAGGGTAGGTAGCCAGTTAAGATTGGTTTATAACCTTTAGCTTCTAAACCTTTATGCATCTCAATTAATGTTTCATCCCAGTCTTTAGTAAAACGGTGATGAGAGTCTAATTGCAATAGATATGTTTCATCTGTAATAAGCTCATTAATACGAGCACGTGCATAAGGCAATCCTTTTGCTTCTTGATAAGGCATATCAATAATTTTAAAATTAGGATTGCTTCTATATTCATCCAAATTATCAAACTTATCTTCTGGGTTGAATTGTCTGCAAATGCCAAAAACAATACGGCTTGGATCTTTAGCGTTAGCTAAACAGTCTTTAATAGTTGGAACCAATTCTGGCTCTCTGTAAGCAGGTAAGTGTACAAGTATTGTATCTTTTTTTGCTTCTTTTGTAAAATTACTTTTAATTGCTTTTAGTATATTTTTCATGCGTAAGTTATTTTGTTTTCTAAAATTCTACATTCCCAGCCTTTAGACTTGCTATGTGGCCAGATAGTCCATTTTGTAGGTCTAACTGCTGTGTTAAACTCTCTCCATATATGTATGAACTTATCGTTCTTATCTTGATTCATTAAGTTATTAAACTCATTTATGTCTAGATCTTTTCTAAACAAATCAGTATTGATATCATCTTTAAATACACATACTAAGAAATCGTAATCAGTCTCAGGTAAGTCTGGCTTATAAATGTCAATGCAATATTTAGTCCAATTGCATAAACCTTTATTAAAGTCCTCTTCATCTTTGTAAGGTACTGGAGGTACTTGTTCATCAATACTATGCTTATGAAAGCGTCTTGTTAAGAAGTTAACCCCAGCAAACAATTCAAACTCATGCAATGATCTCTTTGTACCTAACCCATAAGCACCAAAGTTAATTTGATCTGGATCCTCTCCATCTACACCTAATAATATTTTAACTCTCTTATATGATAATGAGTTTAAGTTAGGCCAGTTAGTATGGTCATCCCAATGTTTCTTTTGACCTTCTCTAGTATATTGATGCCAAATAACTACCTTATGAGGACAGAATAGATCGTAACCTCTAGTCCAAGATCTAATAGCTAACGAAATTTCTTCACCGTGAAAATATAGATCTGGATCATAAGGCACTTCATTACACCACCTACCTTGAGTAAAGATAAAGTGAGCTGAAAGAGCTCTTGATGGTGCTGGCTTTGTTCTTGTCTTCCATTCACGTAACGTGGATGGTCTTAAAAAGATAACACCTTCAGGTAAAAATCTATCATAATTGACTTGCCATACTTCTTGTAATCTGTCACCTGGATCGTTCTTTGGCTGATAGCTTGGTAGGTAAGCAGTGAGTAAAGGTTTTTCATGACCATCTTCTTTTAAACCTTTATACATTTCAATTAACGTTTCATCCCAATTTTTAGTAAATCTGTGATGAGAGTCTAACTGAAGTGTGTAAGTTTCACCATCATAGTATTGTTGAATTTTACTTCTAATCCAACAAGCACCTTTTGTCTTTGTATGAGGAACTTCCACAATCTTTACTTGTGGAAGATCTTTAATCTTAGAGATGTCTTCATCCCCAGCATGTTGCCATCCAATAACTATATGTAAAGCTTTTGGATACTTGGCATTTGCAATGAGGTCTAATACAGTTGGTACAAGTTCAGGATCTCTATACGCTGCTATTTGAACAAAAATTGAGTGCACGTATTATATTATACACCACCGAATGAAAATCTACTTGTCTTTTTTAGTAAATTCTTCAGGAGGAACGTAACCTTGTTGCAACATAAAATCATTAAGAGAAAATAGTTTAATGAGAAAATCTTTAATACACTCTGTAAGCTTATGCACATCATTATTTATTCAACAAATGTGTCTATATATGGTATATCTTTACCGTTATTATCTTTCATCTTTTCAAACCCAAACATATCTAACGCACAGCCATAACCTGTATACTCACTTGTTATGCCTTCATATGCATGGGTGCTTGGTAATCCTATATAAAAATAATCATCATCCTTAACGGTAAATTCTTCTATCATACTTACATCATACTCACTTACACTACTAACTAAATTGCCGTTCTTATCACTATACTGTTTCATCCATAAATTGGAGTAATGATCAAAAGCTTCATCAATGGTGCCGTAAAATGGAGGCATTACGACACCACGCTGAAAGCCTTTACCGTTATAAACTATCTTGCGAACTTTTACTGGCTCACCTGTCATTAGTACCTTCAGTGACTTGATATAGTCTAGTAACTGGATTTCTTATATCATCTGCAAAGTAACTTGCAGCCCCTCTCATATAATTCTTTTTAAGCTTATTTTTATGAACCATTAAGTTATACATTTCAAACATTTGCATGTTACGTTTAACATTCTTCACATATGAAGGAGACTTAATACGTTTTAAATATTCAGCTTTTCTTTCTTCTGGTGTTCTTTCTTTTCTATTTTTCACTTTATATTATAATAATGTTCCGTATTACTTCCACTCAGGGTAAAGGTAATCGTTAAAATAGTTTTTGGCATCCGTTTCTTTAATACCATAACTAACTAACATCTTAATAGGAAAAATATTTTGCTTTTGATTAAAGCAATATTTATTTTGAGCTTCTTTTGTATGTTCAATATAAAAGTCATCAGCATTTAACCCTACATTACCTAGATAGTAGTTTAAACTCTTTATACCTATATCAATTACTTGATTAATTTCTTCTTCAGTATTAACTGCAGTAGCAGCTATCATGTTTTCAGAAAATATTTGCTTACCCCAATCCGGTAACTCTCTTTGTTTTTTCCAATTCAAATCTTTAACTTGATCTTTAAACCAATTAATCATTGGATGTTTTGAATTAGATGAAACAGAGAAGTCACAAAATGCTGCTGTTATTTTATTGGGTGTAGATACTATGTCAAAACCAAATATAGGCGATGAGTCATCTAAATGAGGAAATATAGATAAGTGTAAAACATATATATTACCTCTATTTAAAATTTGAATAGAGGCTTTACGAAAATTCCATGATGTAAATGTTTTATTAGTCCACCATTCATTATTATAGTCTTTAGGGCTTTTAACATTAATAACATCTGTATATGATGTTAATTTAGCTAATATAGTTTCACCAAGCGGTTGTATTTTATCAGCAATTAAATTCATGAAAAGATTCTAGTCTCTTCTAATTGTCTTGTAATAGCAATGTTAAAGTTAAATGCCATAATAGAATCGTCTAACATATCATCAGATAGTTTAGTACGGAACTTCATTACCATTTCTCTTAAATTTTTAAAATCGTAAAAAGATCCAGAACCTGGTACAAGCTTTTTAATCATTTGACCTCCAGCCATATCACCTAGGTAACGAACATACATATGAGCTAGTATTTTCTTTGGCTCTTTAATTTCTCTTACGTAATCGCAATATTCTTTTGTAGCTGGTAATAATATGTGTTTGATATTTTCCCCAACAAGCTCTTCATAATCATGCTTAATAAAATAGTATCTTGGAAGATCTGGCATATCATCTAATATGTTTAAGTTTGATGCTACCTCTTCCATTGCTTGATACAGGTGCATCATTTGATAAAGAAATTTAGCATAATCTTCATTAGAGATTTTGCCACTTAGCATATACTGCGTAAATGGCATCGCTTCTATTTCATCATGTTTAGTCTGAGTTAATTCTCTTAGTGACATATAAAGTTATTTAATCATAAAGGTTAAGCTATCAATAAATTGGTGCCCCCACCAGGGATCAAACCTGGATAACTCGCTTAGAAGGCAAGGGCCTTATTCAATTAGACTATGGAGGCTAAAAGTTTAGACATAAATTGCTCATTTATATCTGCTAACCTAATTATAACAATGTTCCTATATTTTTCAAGTATTATGTCTAACTTTTCTTTTTGCACTTCTATTGCATAAGGATTTTTAGGATCTAAAAATAAATTATACTTAGGTAAAAAGAAATCTGGAAAATAATTATGTGTTATACCTTTTTTATCTGTCCATTTTATAGGATCAGGTCTAATCCATTTAATTTTTATTTTATCTAAAATTTTAGCTAATTTTAATTCCCACGTAGAGTCAAGCATGATACCTTTATATTCTATCATTTTTCTTCTTAGACGTCTATGAGTTTTAGTTAATGCAATAGTACTCATTTTAGCTTTAGACTCTTTTGTATGTTTTCTACCTATATAGGTTTTAAGAATTTTAACAGCATTGTCATAAACACCTTCTTTATGGTATTGTTTAATTTTTTTGGCAGCTTTTAATCTTGAAGCATGTGAGACTGCTTTTGATCTAATTTCACTTAACTTTTTTAAGTAAATCATTTTTTTAGGGTTTTTTTCACACCACCTAGAATGATTAGCCATCCAACCTTTAGGTTTATCTTCAATGTTAAACTTTTCATTACAATGTTTACATATACTCAGTTTCATTTAATTATTTAATCGGATAGAGCAAGAACTTACAGTTATCATATTTCCATAAAAAATCTCTTAACTTTCGTTAAGAGATAATTTTATTAGACTTCTAATTTAATTAGAACTTGAACTTATAACCAACATTGTAGCCAGTAATTTGATTAGCTGTGCTGGTTAGTGAGGTACGTTGAGCAAATAGATTTGCTGCAATTCCGTGCCATTCTAGACCAACTGCTGGTTGGTAATACTTTTTAACACCCTTAAGTGCTGCAATTGTAGCAGCGCCTGGATCGTTAAATCCTAGACCTAAAGCAGGTACAATTTTAAGAGCTCCAACAGTGTTAATTGGTGCACTAACACCAAATTCAAAGTTGTTGCTACGTTCAATAGTGTTATTAAGTGCACGGCCTTCCCAGTTAAGTGCACCACCAAACCAGCTACCACTTAATTTTACAAATGGTAGGAAGTTGTGATTAGCAGCACCTGCTGCTTCTGAAGTATTAACATGTCTTACTTCAGCACCTAATGTCAAGTCTGCTAGACTTGATGTGAACTTATAACCTGCATCTAGATAAACACGCTTTAGACCAGTTGCATCAGTTGTTGTAACTGTTTTACCAGCTACTACTGATTTTGTATCTAAGCTGCTTACTTTTGTAAATGTATTAACAGCTAAGTCAATACCATATACATTTGTTTCTACACCAGCTATTGCGTAGTTAGTTCCAACCAACTTACCCTCTTCAATGTACTTAGAAGCGAATGCCACGTCTAAGTTACCATTGACAGGAGCTGATTTTGCAACTGTTGCAATTAATGCTAATGTAATAATAGTTAATAGTTTTTTCATACGTTTAATATTTAATCTTTGTTCCATAATTTTCAATGAATTTATAAAGGGGAACTGGCATCACTATTAAATGATGCCAGTCTTTTTAACCCCCCTGACAAATTTTAACGCTTACCCTTTTTAAATTTCTTATGTGACGATACATCAGCTGAAGTTTCAGAAACAATTTCAGCCTCTGGTTGTTCATCAGATTTTTCTGCTGGTACTGTCCATTCTAACTTAATACCAATTACTTGTGCGAGGACATCCACACAAGCACGGTTATTATCATGCTGCTCTAGAGTAAGAGGAGCAGAACGACTTGCATTGTATAATGTAATTAGGGCTTCTTGAGCTGTATATGATTTCATATGTTTTATTTTATAGTATTATATACAAAAAACAACTATACTATTTTTTAAATTGGTGTAGGTGAGGGGAGTCGAACCCCTGTGTATCGTACCATACTCATTATTTTCTACAAGTTTAGTATTACTAATAAGATACATACCCGTAATACTGATATGTAAATTGTTTAGTAGTGACTCCGTCGTACTACTACTATCATACGATCGTCCTCGCTAATGACGTTATATATGTATAGCGAGAATCTACACTATAACGATCGAGCTTAAGCAGCTGCGAATGAACCAACTTCTAAACCTGAGTTGAAAGCATCTGATACTTTCTGGCTGAGCTTTGCGAAGTAGTTTTTAACTTTGTTAGTCTTTGCGTTTGTTTGTTTGATAGTTTTAAAAGGGCTAACAACCTTACTTGCTTATAATGCATCAGATACAATATCGAATCCGGTACACCCACAAATTGTGAAAGAACAAAAGTATTTAATAAAACGATATTATATATCTGTTCCAATAAATAACTAGATATGGATACAAGTGATAAGTTATTATTTGAAGCTTACCAGCAAGTAGTTGAGAAAAGAGTACAACCAGACCCTGATACAGAAGAATCTCTCAAACAATTTTTAGCTAAACGTTTATCCGGCGCTATAAAGATAGCTGATAGTTCGCAACATAAAGGAGGTTTTGCCACTTTAACAGCAATCCATTACAAAGCAAAACTTAAACCATATAGGGATGCTGAAAAAATGGAAAAAAATCCTAATATGGATTGTGATAAATGTAATGCACATTATAAAAAGATGGCTAAGCAATTACATGCTAAATTAGCTGACTTAGATAAATTATCTCAAAGAGAATTTCAATCCCTTATGGGTGAGTTAGAAGTGTATGGGGAAGTTTATATAAGAGCTACAAAACCTGAAAGTTTAAAGATATAATACCTAAATAATATTGTATGAAAAAACTAACACTATTATTATTGTTAGGTATTGGAGCCCTCTCCGTAGCAAATGTTAGTGTTGCGCAAGCAGCACAACCAGCTCCAAAACCAGCAGTAGTTACAGGCAATGCAGCTGCACCCGCAGATGCTCAGCATAAACATAAAAAGCACAAAAAAAAAGACAAAGATGCAAATGCTGCAGAAGCCCCGCCAGGTAAGTAATAGTTAATAAAAAAAAGCCTCATCTAACGGTGAGGCTTTTTTATATATAAATAATAAAATGAAAATTTACGTATTTGGAGATTCACATGCTGGCTCATTTGGTGTACACCCTGACATTATGGCTACCCCAACAGGTCCATCATCAATGTATTTTATTGGTAAGGAAGATGATGTGTTATTTGCAGATACAATTAAAGTTTTAGTTAAAGATAAAAGACTGGCGTATGAAGGTACTTGGATATTATCGTTTGGTGAAATTGATACAAGATGTAAAATTTACAATCAAGTTCATGAAAAGGGAAGAAATGAAGATGAAATAATAAGTAAACTTGTAGATGATTACATTAAAAAAGTAAAACCATTTTATGCAAATATTTCTATTAGTAGTATTGTTCCTCCTGTTAATTATTCTACAATTGGTTATTTAGACCCAACTTGGCCTTTTATAGGCCCTATTGAAGATAGAGCAAGATATGTTAAAAAAATAAATGCATACTTAAAGACTAAATGTGCAGAAAATAATATACCTTATGTTGATTTATACAAATACTATGCAGATGAAAATGGTTATATGGATGAAAAATACTCTACAGATAGAGTTCATATAACTGATTCAAAATTTATATTACAAGCTATACAAGATGCGGGGTTATTAACATAAAAAAACTCTACCCCTTTCGGAGTAGAGTTTGTATTTACTGATTAATAAAGGTAGTGGTAAGGTTCTGTGATTGCTGTTTTAAAAGCATTCTTAACCTTCTCCCATTTACCTTTTTTGTCGTAACCTCTCTGTATCTCGGCCGTTTTGGCCCTGTAGTCTATCGATGCGATTTGCACAAGGCCAAGAATTGCCAGATACGATGCTGTTATTACTGCATTCATTTTTCGTATTGTTATTCATGGTTTTGTTTAGGCTTCCACCTGTTAAGGCTTTAGCGGTTCATTAATACTTATAATAGGGTATAACAATTATAAGGTAGTTCCCTATAGGAGTATCCTATCATCCTTATAGGGTAACTAAATTATTAACGGTGATGCCAGTAGTGACGAAACCTATCTTCTGAGTAAGGGCGTCCCCAATAGTGACCGTACCACAATTGAAATTGGTTATAATTATGGTATGTTGTTACCCATTGTGTACCGTTCCACTCTTGTACAAATACATATGTAGGGTGTCCAAATTGATCTAGTGGCCCCCAAATATAATTTACTGATTGGTATGATATTGGTGGAGGTGGGGTTGTAATAACTGGTGGGGGAGGAATAGGAGCTGAAGCGGGAGGAGCTTTTGGTGTATTGTGACTACCATCAATAGCATTACCAATAAGTGCACCTGTAATACCACCAACTATAACACCAGCTACTGTATTGTGATGAAGCTGATTACCTACTACACCTCCAACAATAGCACCTGCCACTGCACCACCAACAGCGTTGTCGTGGTCTTGTGGTTCTTGATTAGTCATGTATTGTTGCTGTGCTTTAACTGGTAAAGCCAGCGCAATTGCAATTAATATAATGATTAATTTAGTTTTCATAATAAAATAATGTAATGATATTTATCCGAAGAGCAAGTAAAAAAGGTAAAGATTATACTGTAATAATGTTAAAAGGAGAGGAACCAAAATGGATACCTACAACCGATTATGAACATAATAGAATTTTAGAAATTTATAAACAAGATAAAGCTTATGATGGTATTGAAAATGACTTCTCAGATATAGATTGGTTAAGGTTAACTAGCATACCAACATATGGAAGAAATGATATTGATAAAAAGTAAAAGCCTGGGCTACAATTAAGCAGCCCAGGCTTCGCATTAATTAGCACGAATGTCAGAATTGCGTAGAGCTGATGCAAAATCTCTGCTATCAACTCTTACCCAGTTTTGCTCGTGCTGATTCACTACATCGAGTACCTTCGTTTGATGTCCAACAATTGTAAAATTGCCTGAACGATCACGCTCTAAAGTAACCGTATAGGTCTTAGGGCGTACATTGCTGTTATTGAGGTACTCATTCCATTGGTCTTTGTTATTCTTCATAATAAATTTAATTACCCTATCATTGTATAATTGTTCCTCTTAAGATCCACCAAAGTTTTAATAAATAATGTTATGTCTATAGAATTTACTAATTTAAATCAATGCTTTTCAGTAACACAAGCTTTTGGTAGTACAGGTGCTACGCAATTAAGTTCTTTTCCTTGCACTGAAGTTTTTATTGACAATATATCTGGACAAGACGCAAAGTTATTTTCTCAAGACGGCTATAATACTATACTTTATAGCCCAACTCTTTCTTCATCAACTTTATCAGCAGCTGGTTTATATTATTATTTAAAATCTGGTGAAAGCACTACTATAAGAGGTATTACTAATAGTGCACAAATTAGTGCTGCTTTAACTAGTAGTTCAGGTAATTTAACTTACAGAACTCAATTTTTCTCTTTCAATCCTTTAAACACTTATTAATGGAAAGATTTTTAATATTTTTTGAAAACTTTATTGATAAAAAACATCCTGAACGTAAAGGTTTAGCTAAACGTTCCGGTGTTAATACCAAAGCAAGTGTAACTAAATTACGTAGCATAGCTAAACACTCATCCGGTGAAAAAGCTCGTATGGCTCATTGGATGGCCAATATGAAAGCTGGCAAAAAGAAACATAAAAAGTAATTAACCAAAACAAAGTTCGTAGACTTTTTGTCCAACATAGATAACTTCTAATTCAAACTCTTTTTGATTAGTACATTCAGCTTTTATCCTATAAATGCATTGATCTCTTTTTGTATCATTATCAAACACGTTAATAAATCCTTCACGGTCAAAAACGTAATTATAGCCGCTAACTTTTGTATGATAAATAATATTTTCAGCTTTCATGAGGCGCAGTCAAAGGGTCTGAATCAAAATCTTTATAAGATTGATGAACAAGTTTATTATTAAGATCTCTTGCCAATTTAATTACTTCTTTATAGTAACTGGAAGGTACGTACTCTACACCTTCGATATCTTTTAATTTTAAATCTAACATCCTATCTATTATTTCGTAATTATACGCTGACATTTTTTGAAAAGTTTTTAACTGCTGATCTTGCACCATTTGCTACATAATACTGCTTAGTATTTTCAAAAGACTCTTTAGTAAATATTTCTATTTGACCAGCTGTTTTATGACCGTAACACATTCTACCGAATCTATTACGTTCAGTTTCACGTACTGTAGGTACGTAGCCAGGTTCAGGAAGTAATCCCATTTTAATTAAGTTACTAATATCTTTCATTTTACTTTAATTATATCTTTGTTCCTCTATACTTACCTAATCTTTTAAAGCTCTTCTTTAAGGTAACTAACCTATTATAAATATTAACAACCTTAAGGAGCGTTAATCTCTCATATGCTCTTGCATCAATCTCTATAGGAGATCGCATATAAGACTTTATAGATGTCTCATCATAGTTAGCTTTAGTTATAGGAATTTTAAATACTTTGTCCTGTATAAAATGTCTAAACTCGTGTAGCAAAGTTACATAAAATATTTTTTGATCAAACACTAGTTCAGATATATTAATCCGTACATTTCTACCTGCCTGAAATGCATAATAGCTATCAATATTTGCTGTAAGTTTTAATCTTATAATATAATCTCTTTTCTTTTTTACATTATAAATACTATCAAACATTAAAGAATAAACGCACGATAATACTTGCCAATCAATTTGGTTAAATCTTTTTTTAAGTTTATTATCTGGTTTAAAAACTATCATGCTGCATTGTAATTATCTAACACACCACTTAAATTGTGAACTGGTCCAACTACAATACTTTCAGACATGTTGCTAAGTCTTGCAGGCCTTACAATAGTCTCTAATGATATTGTTGGTATAACTTTATACACTGCATCGTCTCCTCTACCAAACTTCTTAATTTTATTTCTTTCACACATTTCTTTTAATAATGTATAGGCCTGTGAAGGAGATATTCCCAATTCATCCATTACTCTAACTTTAGTAATGTAAGGTGGCTCAGACATATCTAATACTTGTTGCATACGTTCTTGATTACGTTCTGCTTTTGAAGGTATTTTAATTTCTTCTTTAATACCATTAAACTTAAACCCCGTGCCAGTTAATATTGCACTATACTCCATACAAGGACCAAAACGGTTCTTAGAGAAAGAAATAACTTTAGCATTTAAGTCCATTTGCTCTTCATCTAAATATATCTCCATATTAACGTCAACAGTATGAGGTATAAGAGTGCCACCTTTTAAAACACCGCCTTTAGTTAAGTGCATAATAAAGAACAACGCACATTCATTATCTTTAGCAGCTTTTACCAATTTAGTAATTGCCATAGCCTCTAATTGTCTGCTATTTAACTTTTTATCGCTAGTTAAAGCTTGAAATGAATCAATAACTAATGCATCATAACTTTGAGTCACTTCGCATAAAGTCTCAATATCAGTTTCATTTGCAATATTAACATTACGTACATTTAAACGGTTGCAATTAAAAGCTAATTGGTACTTATTTTCTTCACCAGATGCATATGCAACATTATAACCGTTTAAAGCTAATGCTTCAAACAACTGCAATAAGAATGTAGTTTTACCGCATCCTGCTTTTGCAGTTACAGTAAATGAAGAGCCAGGCAATATGCCTTGACCAAATATCTCATCTAATGTTGCTACATTAGTCTTCATTCTTCGATTAAAGATATCTGGTATCATTATATCAGATACCTTTTGGAATTTAGATTTTTCTAGGTTTAAGTTCATAGTATTATTATATGGCTGTTCCTTTATATGAATTTCTTTATATCTCTATTAAAATTTCTAGTGAAGTTATCCTCAATTATAGTCATTTCATTATTAGTCTTAATAATAGCTTCTTTATTAAAGTTGCCATCTAATGTATTAAGACATGATTTATAACAGATTATAAGATAATCAGAATAAGCATTTAAAGAAAACTTATCATCATCTTTATAACCTTGATCTTCTCTTTGCTTTTGGATTGCACCCTTTTTAGCAAAGGTTTTAAGAAATAGCTTAAAATTATTTTTATATTGCTTTTTAACAAGCTTCTCAAGAAACTTGTGGTAAATGGGAATCATCTCCCCAGTTACAGAGCATTTAGCTTTATAAGAAGAAGGTACTTCTACCTCTCCATCGCTAAATTCGTAAGTAAAAAATTTCTTTTTCTTTGCCATATATTATTATATCACAGTTCCTGTGAAGATAATATAGTAAGCATAAAATGGGAACTGTGCTATAATTAACGTAGCACAGCCCAATCGTTATATTCAACATCAATCTTACGGTCGCTAATTTCTGCGACTGAAAGAATACTACTAGTAGTGATATTAACTAGGTAGCCTGGACCATATTTACGATCTGGTACAAACTTCCAATTCTCTCCCATGCCTCTAATATAACCGACACGATCAGAACGTAACTCACCGTTATTAAAACATTTAATTATGTATTCTGCAATAGTCATAAATTGATTATATTCACGTTCCATAACGAATCAAGTCACTATTTTATTTAAATATAGCTTTTTATGTTTAACAGCATATAAATAATAGTATGGCATTTGTAAAGATATCTCAGTTACCGGCAGTAGAAAACGTTTTACCATTGACAGGAGGCGATTTAATGCCAATCGTTCATGGAGCTACCACATATAACGTTCAATTAACCACATTACAAAATTATTTTAATGCTAATCAAAACTTATCGGCTGCCGGTAAAGATGGTTACGTACAGTATTCTCTACATGGTGCGTTATGCGCAGATCCAGGCTTTTTATACATCCCTGCAACTAGCAGCATTCAAATTGGTTATGATAACCTTGTAACTGGATACAACAGCGGAATATTAGGTGGCGCATACAATACAGTTTCTAATAATAACACTTTTGCTTTAGGCTCGTTTATTCAATCAAATCTTAACGACTATACGTTAGTTAATAATTTGAGTTCAATGTTCTTGATTAATGCTGGTAATGAAAACAGCTCCATTCAATGGAATCAAGGTTGGTTATATTCAAACGCACAATCAGCAAGATTGTCAATGCCTTATCTAGATGCAAGATATGTAAGCACTTCAGGAGCATTTTTAACAGGTAATTATACAACAACAGGAAGTTTTTCAGCATTAAGTGCGGTTTATTCGCACGTTATACAAACAGATTTATTAGGAGTTAACACAGCAGGTTTACCTTTCTTACCTCCTCAAATACAAGCAACAGTTGTTGGTAATTTGTCGGTAACAGGTAGCATTTATGGTTCATTAACAGGTTCATTACCTCCAATAGCTAATACAGTTTACGTTTCAGTTTCAGGTAATGATTTAAATTCTGGACTAACAATGTTTAGTCCTTTTAGAACTATTAAAAGAGCAGCAGCATTTGTTGCAGCTAATCAGAGTGGTCCATTTGTTAATTATGGTGATCCAGGTGCACCAGCTTTAAGTGGTAATATTCAATACACTATTTGGTGTTATGCAGGTAATTATACAGAACAAAATCCAATTTATTTACCTCCATTTACATCACTAATGAGTGATAATTTAAAGAGAGCTAACATTTATCCTTTAAACCCTACTTACGATATATTATGGCAGAATACAGGCAATTATACTTGGGGCTTTACATTTAGAAATTATTATTCTCCTGCAGCAGCTAACGCTTTCCCTATACTTTCAGCAGGTCAAGGAGTGCCTTGGAGTGCAAGAACTGCTGCTATGACTGCAATTGCTTACCAGTACGGTACAACAGTTGGAGAGCCACAACTTTACGATATTGCTTCTCCAAATGTTAAACCAGTAATCTTTACAAGTCCTTATATTCAAGGATGTTCCTCTATAACAGGTAATCCTTTATCTGGATTGTATGGAGGTTGTGGTGTTAGAGTGGACGGTAGTTTAGTAGGTGGCTTCTTAAGAAGCTTTGTTATGGATTCATTTACTCAAACCAATCAAGGTGGTATTGGTATCCATATTACTAATAACGGTTATGCTCAATTAGTATCAACATTTACAATTTGCTGTAGTGCAGGTGTACAAGCTGATAACGGAGGTCAATGCTCAATTAATACCTCAAATTGTTCTTTTGGTACTTACGGATTATTAGCTGTTGGTTACTCTTCATCACCAGTACTAACTGCAGTAACAACATCTAACGCACAATACAATGCTTTAAATGTAAACATATCTGGTGCGTTCTGCAATTTTGACCCACAGACTTACATACCTTATAATACTTGGTCAGTGCCAGTGTCTGCTCCTTATGCAGGTATGGTGTATACAATTAGCAATGATCCAAACCCTGGTACATTATATGCCCTTGCATCATCTTACGTTATTGATCCAAGCAATGGTGTTTTTACTCTTTTCAATACTAATACATTTGCAAACGTAATACCAGCAGGTGGCACAGTAAGCTTTTATATTAGAAGCCAAATAACAACAAGTTCACATACATTTGAATATGTTGGTTCAGGAACTACTTTGCAATTAGCAGTACCTGCTTTGGGTGGGGTTGGTATTATAGCAAATGAAGCGGTTGCACTATCAGGGGCTAGTGTATTCTTTACAAGCACGAACAACTTTGGTGACTTTAGAGTAGGCGCCGGGTTTACAATTTTACAATCAACTGGTACTATTGTTGGTTTAACGTTTGATAGGTCAATTATATCATTAGTTACGCCTTTAACAATCGCATTAGAATAAATATTTACATATGGCTACCGTTCCACTAAATTACTTTAGAAGAATATCAACTACTCTTCCAACAACTTTAACTCAAGTATATTCAGCCCCTGATTCTACTGCAGCTATTATGTTGACAATGTTAGCTTCTAATGATACAGCTAACCCACAGACAATTACGGTAGGTATTTCTGGTTTAGGTGGTCAGAACGGTAATATTCCTGCATTGCCATATGTTAATATAGTAAAAAATTTCGTATGCCCTCCTAATGACGTTACAAATATTATTATTGGTAAGGTTGTTTTACAGAATTACGACACTGTATACGCTCTTTGTACAGGAGCAAGTGCAGTTGATTTAACAATATCTATTCTTGAAACATTGAATACGACAGCGGTAGTTACCTACTAAAAAATGGCTATTAATTCAAATCCACAAACTGCTAGCGGTAGGATACAGACTAACCCTCCGTTAAGTGCTGATCCACTACGCTACCAATTTTTAAGTTTACAAAATGCAGAACCAAATTTATATTTGCCTGCAAAACAAGTAAATGCTAATAACAGTTTATTTACTTTATTATCAGACCCTTTAACGGGTGGAAGATTTTGGTCCAATAATTCATTTATGGTTGATAGGTACTCCAACTACGTTGGATTTGGTACCACACAACCAAATAATAGAGTTTCAGTTGTTGGTAATATTTCTGCTACGGGATATATTTACGGAACTATTATTACACCAACAACAGCAATACCTTTAGCTGCTGGTGCAAATACAACAGTACAATATAATTCAAATAATGTATTGTCTGGTGATTTAGGTTTTACTTATAACCAAACTGCGAGTTCTATTATAGTAGGTCAAGGCAATATATCTACTGGACAACAAACAAGTATTTTAGGTGGTAATAGTAATACAGCTTCTGGCAATCAAGGATTTATAGGTGGTGGTTCTGGTAATAATAATATAGGAAGTTCTGGCGGTGCTATTGTAGCTGGTAGAGAAAATAGCATGCAAGGCGATTATGCCTTTATAGGTGGTGGTAGAGCAAATTGTGCTAATGATTCTTTTGCAGTTGTAGCTGGTGGTTACCAAAACAATAATGCTGGTTTAGCAAGCTCTATTGTAGGTGG